GTCTTTTAACCGATGTAGGGGCAACGTCAGTCATCTCTCTCAATGATGGAGTAGATGGTTTCTTTTGTGAGTTTAATGTAACTGCACCAGATTTAATAAGTTTAACAAGTTCTTCTTTTACTTGTAACTTAACTTCGTTTTTAACAACTTCTTTAATTAAAGTTAATAAAATTTCTGATTTCATAATAATTGTTTTGTATATGTTTAGTAATAAATATTTGATTTAATAATTTATCCAATAACTCTGTAGCCTGCCCAATTTAATATTGCAGGTGCGGGTGGTGCAGGTGGTGGATATTGTGCCATAACCGACATAGTTCCACTAACTCCCATTAAATGGAATTTTGCAATATTAACAAATGGGTCTAATAACATATTTGTTGGATATGAAAATACAAATGTTGGTGGAACGAACCATATATTTGGTATTTCTGGAATTTTATCTTTTATCAAATCATATGCCATTGCCTTCAATTCTTCCTTTGTTGGAATTTTTTCTTTTATCAATTGTTTTAATTCTTGTTTGGTAGGAATCTTAGGAATTGATATTCCAGGTAGTTCAATTTCAGGTATCAAACCATCAATAGTGTCTCTTACAAATTTTTTAATTTCCTCTTTTGTAGGTTTTTTTGGTATATTTTCTGCAATGGCAACTGCAGATTCAATAGTGGCTATGATTGGGGTTAAGATAGTTTCTTCAATTGGTTTTATGATAGTCTCTTCTATAATCTTAGTGGCCTCTTCTATTAATTTATCTTCGGCCTTTTTTATTATTTCACTTCGTTTGGGCAATTCTGGAAATGGAAATTTAACCGCCTTTTTAATTTGTGAACCTATGGATGGTTTTTTCTTTTTTGCTTCTTCATATTTTTTATATAAATCAACCGATTGTTTAATGATTGGATGATTTTTAATTCTATCATCAACAAATTCTTTTTTAATTATCTTAACAACCATATCATAAACTTTTACTTCTCCTATGGGTGGTATGTTTACTGTTTTTTCTTTAAGATCATCTACCACTTTTTTTAATGCCTCTTTTAATGTTTTATTTAATGCCGCCCAAGATACTAAATAAAGTGGATTAGGGCCGATGTTTTTAATTGTTCCTGGTGCAGGTGGTGTAGAAGGCCAACCCAATGGTTTTAATAAAAAATTAGGTATTGGGGCCATTTCTGCACCCAACCAATATTCGTCAAATGCAGTAGGATATATTTCTGCTAAAAAATTATAATTTTCTCCACCCAAAGCAATTCCCTTATCCAATGCATCTTTAATAACCTTTGCCATACCCGTCACATTTCCATTGATAACAGGAACTCCATAAATCATATCACCACCTCTTTTTATACACTTATCGTACTCTTGTGCAATAAAATCGGACATGCCTGCTGTATCTTTTGCATGTTGAAATGTGACCAATGATTGTAATACATTTATTTTATATATTAACCAAGACATATTATTTACTTAGATAGTTTCTTGCAGAAAGAATGGTTTTTAATCTACCTTTTATTGCTTTAAATGCCGAAGAATTTACCGGATTACTTGATGGGCCTACCGGAGTTGGTACTATTATTTTTGTGCACTCATCTATTAAATCTTCTAATATTTTTATAAGTTCACCACCCATTACCATTTTTTGAAAATCCTCTCCAGCTTGACTGGTTGTTGGTTTTACACCACCCAACCAAATATTACCTGTACCATCTGTTCCTAAAACTATATTTCTATTTGTTTGTAAAACAATATTACTATTACTTTGAATATGGGTATCACCTTGTGAATCTACTGTGAATCTACCATCGGTTATGATTCCGGTGTTACTTTTACCAAATATAATAAATTCTTTTGCTTTAGCAGATAAAACGATTCTATCCGAATTAACAAATAATTGGTCACCTTTTAGTTTATCCGAAGATGGAAAATCTTTGAATGCAACTTTTTGTTTTTTAGTGGTTTCTTTAAAAGGAATTTTTGTTTTATTGGAAGTAATATAAATTGACGTACCATCTTTATTAAAATCTTCGTCAACTAATGTTCCAATTGACTTTACATCTAATTCAGGGTTTTGTTTATTACGAATGAAAATACCAGGTGATGATGACTTTCCATCTTCGGTTAAAAATAATTCACTAAAACGAATAGTGTTACCAACTCTACCACTTATAATAGTATCACCATTTTTTGGATTTAAAAACTTAATTTTTTCGTTTATATCATATCCACCACTATTTTCTTTAGTTTTATTTGGAACATTTTTATTTGCACCTCCGGTTTTTTGTATTTCGTTATAATCTTTTGCAGTATTTGTATCAATAGAATTATCTATCTCCTCTGCACTTATTTTCAATCTTACCTTTTCTCTATAATTGGCATAAGTGGTTACTGAATATGGTAAATAAAAAGTTTCACCTTCTATTTTTATAATTGTTACAGTTTCTCCCTTTATCGGAAATGTAAAGTTATTCTTATCAAATGGAAAAGCATAATCTTCTTCTACTATTTCATTTTCATATGCATAGGTTATTGCACCATACAATCTTGCATCTTCTACTACAAAGTCTTTGTTTTGATTATATACCGGTGTGTTACCAGATACCCTTTCATAGAATGGTGTATTGGTTGGATATACTTTTAAAACTCTTGCTAAAAATGTTTCCATTATAACTTTGTTTTAATTTCTTCAATCTCAATTTCAATATCCGTCATTCTCTCTTTTGCCGTTTCTTGTATTTCGTTTATAGTATCGTCTAAATCGTTTAATAATTGTAATTTTTCATGTTCACTTAACCAACCATCCTCACCAATACCTTTGGCCTCCGCAGAAGCCAGTCTTTGTGCAATGGTTGCAAGTTTAATTAAGTGGTCATCATTCTTAACCGACACCTCTATTAAGTCCTTTATAATAGGTGCAATGACCGTTGCCTCTCCTACGTTACGAATAAGTTTACGGAGTGATTCAATTAAATCCGAAATGTTTTTCTTTTTGTTTAATTGATTATCGTATATATCTTTAAATAATGATGATAAATTTTTACCATCAAATAATTGAAATTCTGCTGCCATTATTGTTCTTTACCTTTATTAATTAATTCGTTGACCTTTTCTTTATCCTCTGCAGACAATTGTTGAAAAAATTCAGGAGATATACTTTCCCATGATTTGGATTCTTCCAGTATTGGTGCACCGGTTTCGTCACATACCATTACTCCCAAACTACCTGCCCAACAGTTAATAGACTCTAATTTTATCAATTGATTCATATTGTTTCTTTGTAATAAATATTCTTATGTTATAAAGTTAAATTTTTATATCACCTTCTCTGTCAAATTCATTATAAAGTGCCATTTGTTTTTCTTTCATTTTGTTCACAACTTTTGTAATATAATGAGTTGGATGTCCGGTCATTTCTCTAATAAGTAGATACAATGATTTTTTATTAAAATTTTCTATGTAATTTGCTCTTCTAAATAATTCCAATACCGAATCCGCAATTTGCATATCTCTTTTCTTTGGAAAGTAATTCTCCAAATGTTTATCCCAATATTCTAACATTCTAATATTAAATGTTCTATACTCATCATTTCGTTCCTCCTCTCTAAAATTATTCTCAGTATCAAATGATTCCGGTAATCCAGACATCACATCCGTATCTTTATATCGTTTGTAATTTGCATTATTATTTAAAATAAGATAGTTTCTGGCAACAATAGTAAAATAAGAAAATGCTTTACCTTTACCCGCTTTGTACATATGAATCTTTTCAATCATAAACGCAACAACCTCTGCCATTACATCCTTTGGGTCATCATCAAAATAAGTAAACTTCCATTTATTATAAACTATCTCTGCAAGTTTTTCAAATGCAGATGCAATTCTTTCTCTATATAGTTTATCTTTAATATATTGGTCATTAGTTAAATTATACTCAATGATTGCATCTTCGGTATCTTTTGGAAAATATTGTCTGTTCGGCCCTCTTTTCTTTCTAGTTGCCATTTTTTTGTTGTTTGAATTTTTCTATTGTTTCTTTGATTTGATAAAATATAGAACCAACTTCATCATCCTTCTCAAACATTTCACGACTATCAATTAGTCTTAATGCCTCCAGTAATGCTTCGTTTCTTTCAATTTCTGTTTGTATAAATTTTTGTGTTTCTTCGTATGCATCTTCATATTTTTCTAATTTTTGAAGAAGATTATAAACTACATATAGTAATGCAATTATAAGTAATGTAAGTATTGTATATATCATATTAAACTATTTCGTATCCTTCTAAAAAGTATTTGTTTGCATTTTTGTATTTCACTTCCACCATTTCTCCTTCTTTTGATTTCATTACGATTTTGTCATTTCTACCATAATTAACTTTTTTGACAAAAGTGGTAGTATAAACTCTATCTTTAATTGTAATTCCGTCTAAGTGGTCTATTTCATGTTGTACTATAACGGTCATCATTGTTTCTTTAGAAATTGATTCATTCACTTTATCACCTTCTGGATTAATTTCAAAAGTTAATTCACCCAAATTATCAGTCATTACAACAACTTTGGTTGCACGGATAGTTCTCGTTGGTTTTGTAAGTGACGATGGAATGGATAAACATCCTTCCATAAAAAGAAATCCTTCTTTTGATTTTTCTTTTATAATTGGATTTACCAAAAATAATTCTTCTTCACCAAGTTTAATATAACAAACTCTCTTTTTAATTCCCAATTGTGTTGCTGAAATACCTAAACCAGGATAGTCAGTCAGGCCTTGCTCCAATTGTTTTCTTAACTCATCTGCTTCTTGTTGAGTTATTTCCGACTTTAATACAGGAGTTTTTAGATACTCCGCAAACTCTTTTGTTGTTAGTCCGTTTGAACCTTTGTCAACTATTAATTTCATATTTTATTTTTTTAATCCGTATTTAATCCATTTGTACCAAACTCTTTCGTGTATATAGTATTGTATGGGTTTATAAATCAATTCTACTACTCCAAATGCTGCTCCAACTTTAATTGAACCACTTATCAACCACATTAATAAGAAACCAATTAAGGTACTTAAAATACGATATGAAATGGTTTTAGCAATGTGTCTCTTACGCTCTACTATCATCTTCGGTATCTATATTGTAAACAATTACATCACCATTTGAGTCAATGTATTTTTGTCTAATTGCCGTTCCACTAATTTGTTCAATTTCTTTTGGTGGTGTGTGATAAATAACATCATAACCAACCGCTCTACCATAATTTACACTTTCAATATCTGGAATTATTGATAATAAAATCTTATCCCAATTTTGACTAAAAAATGGTTCATTTTGTAATTCTTGTAAAACTTCTTGTGCTGATTTTGGATTGTTTTCATCCTTTTGTACATCTCTAATTGCAACCCAACAATTTTTTCCTTTTAATAATTGTTGATTGATTAACCACTCATGTCCTTTATGCCATGTTTGCCATCTTCCTATAAATAATGCGTATTTTTTCATATTTGTAATATACGAAAATTATTCTAAACTACCAAATAATTAATAAGTTTTAATTAAATCATCTTGTTGTGGTTTTTTGTACTTTAACCAATAATTTACAGCATTTTGGTCATTTATCCACTTTGATTTATCATCCCAGTCAAATCCAGGTCTTGCGTAATATGGAAATCCACTTCTTTTGTTTAATTCTCTTTCCCTATGTCCTTCTGGGGCCCATTCATCTATCATCCCATCATTGTTCGTATCATACCCATCAATTGTTCCATCACCATCCAAATCAATAGGAATCCTAACAATTGAATTTTCATTTTCTTTGTAATTCTCATTTTCTTTGTTTTCGTTAAGAATATTTTTCACTATAACTTCATCTTCATCTTTTTTTGTAGAATATTTTCCACCATCTCCGTAAATTTGGTAATTTTTTTCCATTAAATCATCATATAATCCCAATTTTTCGTCATATTCTACCATTTCACCCAAAAGTCTTCTTTGTCTTTGTTTTTTAGTTTCAATTAAACCATTGAATGCAATAATAAGTGCTACCGCCAATGGGTCAAACACAATCACAATCAAAAATATGAAGAATTTTACAACATTTTTCAATTCCATACCAAATGCTTCCGCAACAAAACGAAATCCGCCAACTTCTTTTTCTAAATCTAAGTTAGCAATTTTGATTTTATTAATTTCATCGTTATTTTTAGCATTATCGTCTTGTAAACTACTAATTTTTTTGTTTATGGTTGCAACCTGTCTATCTTTATTGTCAATTGAACGTAAAAGTCTACTATTTACCTTACCTTTGTCTAAAATAGTGTTTTGTGTTGAGGATAACTGACCCAATTGAGTGTTTAATTGAGTAATTTGTGCATCATTTGTACCAATTTTTGTAGTGTAAACAGCAATTTCTCTATCTACCTGTTGTAATTTAAGATTTTGTTGTTGAAATGCATTGGATAAATAACCAAATATACCTGCAGATGTAATAATCATTAATAAACCTACTGCAGATGTTAAATACCACTTATTAAATCCTTTAATGTTTTCCCATTCTTGTTTTAAATAGGTTGCAGCAACTAATTTAGCAAACTCTAATGCACCGGCCATCACCATTACTGACGCTGCAGCACCACTAAATAGTACCCCTAACCCTGTTACGGAGAAAAAAGCTGCACATCCGGCGATAATTAGTGCAGAAATTCCGACTAACCATTTAAGCCAATTCATTTTATCTATTAATTCGTGTTAATTCGGAAATACGCTCTACTACTTTTCTTGCATCATCTAAAGTAGTGTGTGCTTCTGTTGGTGACATTTGTTGTGCACCAGAAATTCCATTTTGTAAAATCCTTAATTTTCCGTCTAAAGATTCCAATAACATTTGTATTTTTTCGTTGTATATCATAATAATAAGTATTTCTAATTAATAAAAAAAGGTAGAAGTGATTAAACTCCTACCTTTGTAATATACGAAAAATAACTGAATTAACCTAATTTTGGGGTTAATTTTTTTGGTTTGGACTCTTCTTTTCTTTCAATGATAATTAAGAGAATACCATTTTTAATTTCGGCTTTGGCCTTTCTACCATCAAAGTTTTTACCAATTTGGACTCTTTCTTCAATGTCTGAAATTAATTGATTAAATGGATTTTCTTTATCCTCTTGTGTCTTTTTAGCTTTAATTTCAATTCTGTCCTCAAAGCAATTAATTTCAATATCCTTTGGGTCGTGTCCTAATACCGATAATGCAATACTTGCGGATTCGTCTTTAATGTCCACTGCAAATTTGTTTGGGACATAAGTTGTTGTTTTTGGTTCATTAAAGAACTCTTCAAATAATTTACTGTAATCAATCATGTACATAATAAATGTTTTTAGTTAATAATACCCATATAGTCCAAATACCATACCACCCACTACTCCGTTACAAAGTTATGACAAAACTACCCTTACTTTGTTACAAATCGGAAACTATGTCATTAAATTACGTTATCTTGTCTTTCAATGATTGTAGACATATGGTCTGCCCAATGCATGATAAATTGTAACTTATATCTTAATTGTTTTTTGAGGTCATGTCCTTTTAGATACTTTTGATTATCTTCGTCATACATACCATCAGTAAGTTTGATTGCAAAGTATTCTTTCTCATTATAAGTAATACCATAATGATTCAATGTATAAAATGTTCTATCAGTTAGTGTCATATAAGATATTTTCTCATTGCTAACAAATAGGGTTCCGTATTTCTTTTGAGACCATTCTTCCTGATTTGGAATATAGTGTAATTCCCCTTTAATACCCAATTTACCTAAATCGTGATGTAGACAACTGAATATTAATTCCTCATCGGTAAAGTCAATTTCACCACCTTGTGCAATAAACAAATCTCTCATTTTAAGTGCATTCTTACATACATTAAAGATGTGGTCTATATATCCACCTACATATGCGTTATGATAATGTTTAGAACCCGATGCTGCCGATAATGTAAGATTGATTCCCAATTCTTTTTCGGAATACATTTGGAGTAATTTCTCCAATCTCTCACCTGTAAAGTATTTCTTAATAAGTCCAATGAATCTATCGTAATTGGCCTTTAATTCTTGTTCTGTTTTTTGTTTCATAGTTTAAAGTTTAATTGTTTATAATACTCTAATATACGACAAATTTTTGACATTACCAAATTTATATTAATTTATCAGGTTTTTTCATATTAAAAAAATCTAAATGTATTTGTTTAATCTTTTCAAAATCAGTTATGTGATTCAGTCCTTCTGCTTGTTTTCTTACTATTATTTCATGATTGTATCTTTCTATAATTTCAATTTGCAAATCATTACAAAATTTATATAAAGCCGGTTCTGGTTCAATTATCTTAGTTTTGATTCCTTTTGAAATTAAATTTTCCGTAAAATAATATATTTCTGATATTTTGTCCATTGTATTACTATCTCCATAATACATTTTATCCATTGCCATTGGAAATTCAGGAAATTTTGTTCGTTCTATATAAGAAAAATAAACAGTATTTTTTTGAAAATTCTTTGTTTCAAAAATTTTGTTTACGGGCCATAACAAATCAAACCTACATTTTACAACAATATCATATTTGAAATTGTTTTCATCTTCATATTTTTTTTTAATATTGTTGCACATTAATGCGGAGTATTGTTGACTTTGTGACACATCTACATCAAATATTTTATTCTTATCTATTTGATATTTTTTTGGATTAAAAAGTTCAATTGCCAAATCTATATCACTTTTATCAATTTGGGTGTGGATATGTGGTATTACTTTTTCTTTATTTGTTTTATGCCAAGTATTTGCAGACCAAGTATGAATAAAATAATCGGTATTAGGTGAATCAAAATATCTTACTATACCGGGATATGTTGTTTTAAATGTTCTTAATTGTCCACTTAAACAAATAGCTATTTTCATTATTTTATCCTCAATTTATTTTTTATATTTAATAAATCTTCAAAATTAATTGATACTAATCCCAAATAATTTTTCAATTTTTCAATGTCTTTTCCAGTTTCATATATCCCCTCATAGGTTATATGTAATTTTATTTCTTTTATACTATCCAATTGTTGGTAACTATACTCCAACCGGTTTTTACAATCCTTGATTGTATTTTTATTTTGGATAATCCAATCTTTATCAATTGAATATTTCTTATGATGCCAAACATCCGTTTCTTTTGCTATCAAAAAACTTTCAGCTGCATCAGATACGTTTAATCTTTTCAAACCAATTATTTTATCCCAATTTGATAAATTAATTTGTTCAATATTATTCTCAATTTCATTAATTAAAACTTTAACAACTATATTATCATCACCAATAAATTGATTAGTTCTTATTGGTTCGTGAATCATTTTATATCCCAATTCCAGTGATAACCATTCACATAAATTGTACCCACCGGTTCTAACTGTTGCTATAATTAATATTCTCATTATATTGTGATATTTTTACAAAAATGATAAAATTCTTCTAATTCAGGAAATGTTTTGCAAAAATTAGTTCCTCTACGTTTATCATGTTCACTGAAAAACTTATAAAAATCTTTTCTATTTTTCATTTGTTTAATTTCATCTTGTGGGGATATCATCCAATCATAAATTCTTTGCATTTTTGAAATTTCTACATCACCATAACCATAACTAACACCATTGTCATTAATATTTGTATGAAATACTTCTCTAAGTTTTTCTGCTCTTTCTGAATGTGATTTAACAATTTTTGAAAAATCATATGGTAATATTTGAACCGTTTGATGTAGTGGATGTCTTAAAAATGATGCATCTAAAATTAGTGGAGTTGTCCATGCACGTTGAGCAGATGCATAATCCATTTTTAGACAATTTACTGCATCAATTAATTTATGATAACTTGAAACGGATAATGCATTATATGTACTCATTATCCCAATGGTAACTGTTGGACATTTTTGTAGTATTTTATTAATATTATCCCAGAACTTATTAAAAATCAATCCATGCCTTCCATATTCTGCTTGTTCACCCCAACCATCAACGGATGTAAATATTACTATTTCTTTAACCCTTCCTTCATCTTCAATTTTATTTATTTTTTCAATAAATTTATCTATCAAATTATCAGGTACTCCTAAATTGGAATTAATTGCGAGTTTTAATTCTCTATTTGGATTTTTTTCATTTATTATATAATCCAATACTTCCCACGTATCTTTTGATAAAAGTGGTTCTCCACCTGTTATTCTAAATGTGTCCAAATCTCTATATAATTCAGGCCACCACTTCCAAAATGCACCCACATACGGGTTATATTCCGATTGTTTAAATGGCATTCTATTTTCTTTTATAAGATTTTCTATTGAATTAAAATTACCAGATGTTGGGTATCCCCCATATTTTTCAATTTCTTGTACCCATTGTGAAGAAAACGAAGGCCCACAATAAGAACATTTAAAATTACATGCATTACTAAAAGCAACTTCTACATATTTTGGGTTATAATCATCTCTCCAATCTAAATTTTTAATTTCATCCATAAATGGATATGACCATGTCTCTGTGGATTTGAATATTCTATCTGAAAATTCTTTTGAATTGTCTTCTACATTCCAACAATAACCACATTCGGAAGGACGTTTCCCTTCTAACATTTCTTTTCTTTTTTGTTTTTTAAAATGTGTATTGTGTAATGCGGTTGGATTTTCTTCAAGTTCATCCAATGGTATTATATGAGTATCAGGATGATGACAAGAATGTGTTCGGCCGGTTTGTAGATGGATTGTAACTTGTGTCCATTTTGCTAAACAAAATCCACATCCAACTTTATTTAATTTTTCTTTTGTATCAATGTGATAAAAATTTTTCATTTTAATTTACTTTTAAAGAGTTATTGTTTTTTTCTATTATACCATATTTTAAATCGGAAAGGCCTGTCTTATTATCTTTATTTGTAAATTTTATTTGATTATACCTGGTTAATATTGTTTCCCACTTTCCATTGATAAATCCATTATTTTTATGTTCTAATAATTTAAATATACCCTTTCTCTTTTTTGGTATTTGTATATATTCGTATTTACTTTCATTTGTTTTTATTAAATTACAAGAAAATACTTCACAATTTTCTCCGTTACATTTATTTTGGACGATTCCGTTTTTATAATTAGAAATATCTAAATCTATTATTTTTTTAGAATCATTCCATACTTTAAATTCTCCAATCCAACCATAAAATTCTTTTAGATTATTTCCTCTATATGGGTTTGCAATTCCAATATAAATCCACTCTTCTTTTGAATAGTTAAATAATTTTTTATTATAATTAAACGAACCTATAATCTCTCTATTCTGTATTACATTTACTAAACTTTGTTCTGCATCTATTTCTATTGTAATATTGGTTGAATGTATTGGTAGTTTTTTAGTAGTAATTGAATACACTTTTCTTTTATAATCAAATAATTCAAATTTATATGTACCAAATATATCAATGGCAGTAAGTGTCATATCATATCCAGGTATAGAAAATAGAGTCAATTCATCATAAGGTTTTTGAGAATCCATACCTGTACTAATTCTAAACGTAGTTGATATTTTTATATTTTTGTTATAATCTATAATATTTTTTATTTTTACATATGAACCGGTTCCGTTGAATTGTAATGCATGTCCTTTATTTATTCTATTGGTAATTTTTTCCGATTCGGTTTCTATATCGGAGTAAATACATCTTCTTAATAATTCATCATCTTCAAATCCCCAACCAAAAAAGTCATTTGGATAACCATTTGTTTTTCTAAATAATTCGGTAGGAAACATTGTAACTCCACCAAAATAACCTTCGTATATTTCTTTTGTATAATCCGTATCCGAAATGAAATTATTTGCAAGTTGTAATACGTCGGCCGAGTATGAATAATCTACATCCATAGGCAACATATCTACATCATGAAATACAACATAGTTGCATCCTAACTTTTCTGCTTCTAAAAAACCTATATTAAGTAACTTACCTCTATTGAATGGTTTATCATCAAATTGTTCTACAACTATCAATTCAAAAGGTATTTTCTTTTTATTAAGATATTTGGTTATGTGGGTTTTAAAAAGTATAAGATGTTCTTCTCTGTTTCTATAAGGTACTATGACAGCCAACTTATTCATCATTAGATTTTATACTTTTATGCCATTCATGTAAATAGAATTGTGTTCTATCACTCCAATCTTGTTTATCTATTTCTTCAAACCAGATTGTAAGTGCGTCTAATGAATACGCAATCTTTTCCAAAGCTTTTACTTTTCTTTCTTCTAATTTTATTTGTTCTTCTGACATATTATATTGATATTATTTTATTTAATATTTCTTTCCATTGTGAATACCCACCATAGTAGTCCCCAACATTTTCAAACTTAAATTCCGGATTTGTTATATCAAATTTAAATCTTAGTTTGGCAAGTTGTCTATACATAATTCGGTATTCTTCCGAATATGCGTAGATTTTATTAATATTAACAACTTCTCTAATTCTTTCTCCACATGTACTATCCCATTTGAAATGATGAACCTGAACATTATATTTATCAACTGGTGCAATTTGTGGATGAGACCAACCCTGCCATCTCCAATTTGATTGGCCGTTGATTTCTACATAGTGTTGACCTGGTAATAACTTTACATTACCTCTCATTATACATACTTTGTTTGGATTTGCTCCTGATAGAGTATGTCGGAAAAAACCTGCAACCGGGAATTGATTAAAAATATTTTCAATATCGTTTATCTCCGGAAAACCACCATCTACTCCAATTCTATCTATGAATCCACCTCTAACCATTTCCCAACCATTCCATTCACAATCGGAAATAATCTTTTCTAAAGGTTTAGAGTATATGTGAAATTCATCATCATCCGATACTACCCACCAATCGTTAGGATATAAGTTTTTAGTTTTGTTATATAACTCTGTAACCTTTTCCCAATTATATTTTTCTGCAACAATTCTATCTACTATTTTAACGGAAGGAAATTCGGAAACAATTTCTGACACCAAATCATATGTTTTTATATCCGCCCATTCATAAACAACAACAAATATCTCATCTACTATATCTTTGTAGTGATTTAACATATGTCGTAGTGTATGGGTTCTACTACCAGTAACCGTAACTAATCTTATCATTTTTTACGAATTAAGGTTAAACCTGTTGAGGATGGTTTTGTTCTTTCAATTCCAAAATTAAACAAATCAAATATCTGCCATTTTGTTGTATCTAATTTTTTTATTAATTCTGCAGGGCCCGACCAATTATTAAAATCTTTTTTTATATCTTCGGAAACTATAAATTCTCTTTCATATTTACTATCCGTATCATGTATAGAAATAATACCATTTGGAGAAAGAATTTGTGAATATAATTCAAAATCTTGTTTAACATCCTCATATGAATGTCCGGCGTCAATGTGTAGATAATCTATTTTAATATCCTGAAGAATAAAGAAATTATAAAAAGCATTATATGTTGTATCTTTTATAAATCTTGGATAAAAATTAGAACGATAATAACTCTTATCGTCACTCCAGTCTACCTCACCACCTATACCATTCATTGCATCTACTATATATGTTACTCCTATATCACCCCAATTTAAATCATCATTACCCTCAAATATTTTTTGACTATGTAAGTCTTTACGGGCTTGTGTCATAATACGAGGAATAAATCCTCCACCACTACCTAAACATACACATATTTTGGATCTCATATACTGAATTAAAGAATAGATAACTAAACCATCTCCTAAATGAAAATCAGTTGCACCATGTGACCAACGATATGGAACTACACCATCTTTACCATTGTTTGTTATACAATTCTTTATGAAATCTATATTTGTTATCATATCATTGAATATACGAATAATATCCGATAATACCAAATAAAATTTAAAGGGGAGGGGGAAGGGGGAGAAAGTCGTTTTTTTAAAGAATTTTTTAAAGAATATATTTGTTATCTCTATTGATAGTATAAAAACTTAATCTAAATACTCTATTGACTTAGTTGCAACTGCAACAATTAAATAAAACATAATAATAGGTAGAGGTGTAAGTATCATTGTTAAGAATCCTATTCTCCACAAGGCGACATCCGTATTGGTATATCTTGCAAATCCACTGCAAACTCCCCATATTCTCTTATCCCCTTCACTTCTATTAAATTTATTCATATTTTTATAATTACACTTATTTGTTGCCCCTATACCACTTTTTTCTCTCTATATACCAAAATGGAAATCTTATACACCAATACACCATAACACCCATAGATGCAACCAAAAGGACAGGTAGGAGTACCATACTTGTTATTATATTGGATAACTTTTTAATCATAGACTTATTCTTCTAATTTCTTTTGTATATCTACCAACTGCTTTTTAGTTCGGTTAAGTTCTTGTTGAATTGTCTGTTGTGCTTGTAAGTCACCTTGTTGTGCTCGTCTTAGTTCTTCTTCCAAACGTATACTTTTTTCTTGTAAGTTTTTTTCTGCAAGATTAATTTCGTTTGTTAATTTTTCTTCGGTTGTTAATAGGTCATCGTTAACGGATTGAACAGGTGGTGGTTCAACGGATATTAAACTACTTTCCCCTGTTCTATAACTATGATTAGAGTCTACATCATCTACATCGGTATCTGCTACCTTATCTTCCTGTATAAGACCATATAGGTTAGGAGTAGGGATAATGCCTTCAAAGAATGTTTTCTGAATTTGGTTAAAGTCGTTTCTAAGTAATTTTAGTTGGTTACTTAGTTCTATGATAAAGGTTTGTAGTCGCTTAGGGTCAAAAATGGTTTCTTGTTGGTCGGTTATAACTCTTATAGGTTTAATGGTATAGTGTCCTGCGGAAGGGTTAGTTTTCGGGTTAACCATATTAGAGTAATCTACTACTTCAAACTTATCGGATGGCCTTTGACTATCTCTATCTAATGTATAATTGATTTGATCTATAATCGCTTTTGAAACACCTTCTACTAAATCTCTTTGATTGTTTATATAAGATACAGAGGTAACACCAGATTGTCTATTCATAAACTCTCTACCATCTATTATAGTAGTTAAGTTATTTAAATTCAATTCTATAATCTTAATCGTCTTACCTATTACTACTTCCTTATCCTTTACCTTTAACTTGCCATTCTCTACGATATCATAGTGTGGATTGTTAGATTCTTTTATTAAATTAAGAGTCTCTAATGAACATAGATAGTTATCACCTACTTTAACTACAATACCACTTGCTTTGATAAGAGGTTTTAAGTTTTGTAACTCAACACCAATAGGTAAGTATATAGGAGTGATGTCTGGAGATGCAGATATAACCCAACTGCTACCCTGTTTAGAATATCTCTCGGGATTTTGTGATATAGTTTTCATCATTTGTTATTTCGTTAAACGCTCTATTATATATAGTGGTTTCCTTTAATCTCCTATCTCCTCTTTGTTTTATCTTATATACTGCCCTTTGTAGTTTCTGGTATGTACCTATTTCAATACTATCACATATAATATTGTTAATTATCAAATCTGGTTCAATTACTTTAAATGATTCAACTCCCGCTTCCTTTATTTGGTCTTTTTTTGTTTTAAAACCAATAATATGTGCAACACCTACGGATGTACCGAATTGGTTTGCTGCCTGAACATATGTTGATTCTTTAATCATTTTATTTAGGTTGAATCTTGTTAGGTACTAATATTTTAGTTTTCATAACATTGGGTATATTGGATAACTGACTTATTCCGAATTGTTGGTTAAACATCCTATTACCACATCTTTGTAAATATGCCTCATCATCCTCGTCGGGTAGTCTTTCACAATGTCCCTCATATACCTTTAATAATACATCTTTTAACTTAATCATAGTAACAATAAATATCTCTAACAAATAAAAAACCCTCCACCATTTAAGTAGAGGGCCTTTAGTTTATAATTTAATAAACCTTTTTACAAAAGAAACTGCGTAGGGGATTAATTTCCACCCTACCAATACACCTATCCAAAAAGGTAAGTGTAAAACGAAATCTAATACTTCCATTATTCGTTGGTTTTGGTTAATAAATAAAGTCAACCTCATTACCCGATATCGTATAAATAAGTATATAGTTTCACTTCATGTAATATCAATTTTTTCTACATTCGTGGTTGTGCTTATTAAAATAAAGGCAGGGTTATGGAGTCTTACGGAGTCTTGCTGAATTAAAAACATCTAAAGGGTAGATGTGAATGTCAATTTATGTATCAAAATAACTCGTATAGGGAAAAAATTGGACCCCGGTATTCGTGAGTATCCGACCCGATTTTAAGCAAACTGTTTTTGCCTAGTTACACGTAACTGTCTCGTTGATTTCAAAAAGTAAGGAGCACAAGAATCCCGCAACGATGTTACTCATTGCGGGGTCGTGAGGATTACCACTCCCTCACTCTTGCTAAAATAAAAATGAAAACATTAGAACTCCAAATCTAATTTCTTTTACTTATGTAGTTTGTGTACTTAGTATACTGCGACATTAACTCATTTGCTTTAAGTCTTTGTTCAGATACTACCTCTACTCTACTACCTATGTTATATTGTTTACACCATTGGATGAATTCATTATCACCCATAGTCTTATGTCTTTGTTCTTCTATACTATTATACTTCTCTATGTCTATATGTGTTATTGTATCCATTGAACTGAATTTATTTTTATTAAGATTGTCCGACTAAGCTTTTGCTTTAGCAGGGTGAGTAGCGAACACTTGCTTTAAGTAGTTGTCCTCATCTTGTATGTCTTGCTCCGTTATATTGTTGTATCTCTCTAACAACTCTATTGCGGACCTGATTTCACTTAACTGCTCACTTGCAGCCCACTTCGGTTTGCCGTCTTGCAGACCTTTAATCTTTTTCATTAATACTATCTCGTCTTGTTTAAGTTTGTGTATTGCGTAATCCATTTGTTTTTTGTTTTAATGTGCTCCCAACATGGTCGCACGTATTTGTCTTCGTTTCTTCTTGCTTGCCTCTCATATGGGTTTCTACTATATGAGCCTGGGTACTTATCGTACTTTGTTAATATTGGTTGTAGTTGGTGTGTCCATTCGTGTATGCAAGTACCTATCAGCTCTCTTACATCGTGGCAATTGTTATAGTATATATGTACTTCATTATCCGTTGCATCATATTCACCACAATCACTATCATATCCTTTCCTTATGGACCAGATGGGCTGAAATTTCTTTCTATTGTTTATACCCATATGTTTCCGGCACCATCGCAGTGCCATATTTGCTATCGCTACGGCATGCTTTCTCTCTAAACTTTCAACCTTTGTGTTTAAATAAATCAT